TGGCCATCTCGTCAGTATCAGATAGACCCATGGTTCGCGGGTCCACACACAATTCTTGCTTCACATCAAGAGACAATTTTGTGGTGGAATCCGGAACATTGACATTGGACATGTTGCCAAAATACGTTGGACGTATGGGGTCAATATCTGATACGACTGGCGGGCGTGAATAACCTAAAAGCTTCGCGGTTCTGCCGACCGCTCCAGCCACCATTTCGGTGGCCTTGGCATAGGGGGCAAGGACGGGGACATTCGTCAACACTCCTGCCATGGCTGCTACCACCGAAGCCGGTTTGGAGATTACACCTTCTCCATACTCATCGGCTTGGGGATAAAACTCACTCTGAGGGACTAATGCCGCGCTCTCAATCGATGTGGGGACAGAAAGACTGACGTCTTCTGCCCAAGCAAAAACCGAGATTGTGACATTGTCATTGGCGCCATTGGCGTGTCGCAGGGGAGCAAAACTCTCTATTTGTATAATACCCATCTTGGTCCATTCTCCATTAGGGATGGACAAAGCATTGACGGGCCAGACAAACGGTAGAGTTAGCGTACCTCCTTGCGACAGGGTGGGATCAAGATAGACATGTGGGCGTTGGCTCGCCTCTACAAAGTCTTCTATCACACCTGGACGGAAAACCGTAAACGAATCGGACTCGGGCAAAGGCAAATAAGCTGCCATCGCTCTGCCGAAGTGAAAGCCATTACCATTTAGAATGATCTTGACCTTCAAGTTACATCGTAACAGGTGGAAATTCGTGATCCGGTTCACAACCTTGTTGTTCTCGAAGAACAACTTCCAGGGGTTGAGAACGGAGGTGACATTACTGCCCACAGACCAGTCTATTGTGGCAATCTTCACCGGACGCGAGAAGAAATTCTCAAGCATCGCGTCATTCGAGTCAGTCAGTTTATACGTGTCATCAAGCTGAGAGTTGACAGTATAATTCCAATCCGACTCGGCGTCGTTGAACGCGACGTTTTCATGAACCATTGTTGCAGGTTCTGTTTTTGTAGAAAAGTTGAATTTCGTGGTAATGCGTTTAAATTTAGCACAACTCGTGAAGGTACATTAACCAACCCGATAGCGACACCGTTTGTGAGTACTGCAATACTCTCCCCTAAAAAGGGGTGCTCCACGAGGGGAGCGCAACGCACAGCAAGCCTAATCGCCTATGTATGAGGTGGTGAACCTGCATCGGCGATTGGTAAACCAATACTGTGCGGTAGCTTTTAGCGTGAAACCGGAGCTACATCCGGCTTTACCATGAGTTTAATGTCATCGGAGGACCGGTGGGGCGCAAGCGCCCCTAATCCATGAGTTTAATGTCATCGGAAGACCTGTGGGGCGCACGCGCCCCTACTCCATGAGTTTTTAGTCATCGGAGGACTGAACGGCCGCAATCCGTTCATCCGTGAGTTTATAGTCATCGGAAGACTCTGAGGCCGCCTGCCCCTTCTCGCTTGCGCCTTCTTCTGATGGATAATACTTCTGTCTCCATCGTTCGACTCGCGCATCGAAATCCAACGTTAACTCAGGAACCATATGCTTTAGGCCAGCAGCCATAGCCACTTTGTTCATTTGTTCACGTCTCATCTCATACACTTGTCTACCATGCGCAAACCACTCACCAAGAGCTGATTGCAAACAAGACGCCGACACCTGTTCTTTCGTCTCCTTTGTGCTCTCAATGTTGGCATGAAGACTTTTAAAAATGGAGTCCTCATCCAGCGCTCCCACGTGCTGCCCAATCTCTGGGATGTAGACGGATTTCCTTTTCAAGAAGTCACAATCTTCATCGTTCATGTAGGCGGTGGGCGTTGAGGTCTTGTCGGGCATAGTAAATTTCATATCGTGTCGCGCCAGGAAATCTCTCACCGTTAGATGGTTAAACTTGGGCCAATCTGGGTGGACAGAACCTTTGACATCGTCACCATACGTCATGATGGAGCACACTTTTGACATGCACACATCAGCGTCGGGATACGTGTCATAAAAGGCACAACGAAACAATAGTGAATTGACTAAGGAATTGATGTAGACAGTGAGATTATGACCGGACGGATTGGAGCCTATCATTTGTATCAAGTCTCCATCATATGCCATCACAGGGTACGCAATGTCGCTAGCAACTCCTCGCATAATGAGCAGGTCATCCTCCGAATAGTCGCACATCTTGGCAACGTGTTCTAGTACGCTAAAAGCCGACAAAATCAATTGCGCCGGCATACGCAAGTCGTACTTCGAGTAATCACCCGCAAGGATGCGCTCATTTCCATGTCTAGTAATGTAGTTGTGCAATTCCTGCCAGTCAGGTCCATGCGCGTTCACACCAACAGCACATTCAGACTTGAGAGGGTACAAAGAGATTACACGTGCCAGCGGTAGGAAATACTGACGAGCCAGCAGCTGAAGAGACACGGCAGCACCCTGGAAGACACGAACCTTGTCCTTCGTGACTGGGGTGGGTTCGTCCTTCAGGCATGCCTTGAAGATCAAATGGCCTCGCTCACCTCGCCGGTACGCGGCAACTATCTCATCGCGGTGTTTCAGAAAAATTTCATCTAACACAGCGGGACATTGGTGCGTTCCTTCCGGTGATGGTTCAAGGTACGTGATGTACTTCGACTTTGGTCCGCCTAAGGGGTACCCGATAGATGTCGAAGGTTGCATCTTGTCAATGAACTTCGCGCCATCAATCCCACACAGAGTTTCCATCTCAGTGAGTGGTCGCGTCGTAGCCAACAGCTTGGGATTAAGCTTCCGAATATGCGAAAAACTTTGTTTGAAATCTTCGCATGCTCTAGAAAGCAAATCAGCGGGTACGCCAATAGACGGCTTAGTGGAGTATGTTAAAGATTCTCTCCATGGATGCCATCTACTATGACCATCAGGCCCTTTAAACTTGGGGCCCGACCACATGTTTTCCACTCCTGTTGCAGTGGCTACATGTTTGGAAATGCATGACGTGCGAACTTTGCTCATGTACTTAGCCTTGCCCTTGCACGAACCGTAGTACTTGCAATTTGTGCCTTCTTCCATGAATCGCATAGGACTGTGCATATCACAGCTCTGTCCTTCGAAATAAGCAATGCCAAATAGTTCTCTGGGGAGGTTTCCCTCGCTACAGGTAATCAACACATTTGGCTTGTTCGACAGCTCTTGCAACGCGTGAGCGTATTGGTGCTGAGTCACTGTCCCTGCCACACCAAAATGGGTCCTCCATCGACTGCCTCCAAGATGGAACCCTACTATGGTAGGTGCTTTCAATTGGGCAACCAACGTTCCCATACACAACCCATTAAAGGTGGGTTCCGGTAGGGTGTACTGGTAGCCTTCGAAGCAAGTCGCCGTACCATTACCGCATGTGGCATTGTACGCAACCATCGTATTCTGCTTGGTAACCTCTCCTGTAACACGTTTGTGAACCAAGGTGCACGGCATCCCGGCCTTCATAACGTCTACGGGCAAGTAGTGCGATATGTTCCTCCATGATCCACCATTTGGCACCCAAACCAAAGCAAAATCCGTGTCTGGGATAAGCTGGGATTGTGTACGTGAGATGTAACAAGAAAAATTGGCACCGATAACGCTGGGGTCTTTCCGAGTAAAAGTCGCATGAAGCTCTCCCTCACCCATTATATGTTGGGGAATAAGAGCGACATTCGAGCTCAGAAACAAAGCATCACACCCTTGGGAATTAGTAGCTGACGTAATCTTCACATGTGTAAGATTGCCTGCCACCATTTCCTCGAGTTCCGAAAGAGCAACGCACTTGGAGCGTGACGATGTAGGCAACTCGTCAAAAGCAACTTTAGCCCATTCATTCACAGCTCCATCGCGCTCCTGAACCTCTTCCATACTGGTGGGTTCTAAGGTAGATTGCACAACGGGCGTGTTAAGGGACTTCCATGCCTTTGCACATGTATAGACAATTGCTAAGGCGACACTGGCTCCCAAAACGTACTGCATGTAGTCATCTCTGTGTTTTTTGAACATGGCCGGCAACGCGTCTCGCTGCTCGCCTATTTGCTCATAAATGGCTTCTTCACAATGTTTTATCTGCGCTGTTCCAATGAACACGGCAAGAATTGCGCCCAACAAGCATAAAATGCTTTCATGGACACAGCTCATTGTTAAAAGCAGGATGACTACCAAGGAATACAAAACTGCCAGTGTGCGGACTCTCTCTTCAACCTTGTCGTAATTAAAAAATTGAACATACGACTTGATGGTTTCATTTTCCATCCACTCTTCCGGAATCCAATTGGTCCAGATTGTGAAGGGAGAGGAATCCACCCACCTGACGGCACTAATCATGGATTTTGTACACATCAGGTCGACTTTCTCGAGACATTGCGTGAGACATGCCGTAGCCTTTGCCATCTTTGGGACGACCAACATCTGGACACCAGCCGCCAAAAGCGACTGTGTCTCCATGCAACACATCTGTTCAGGCACATGACAACACTTGCACAACTTGGCGCGGTACTTGTCATTGGAATTCTCCACGAGTTCTCGTTGGTTCTTGAAGTGATCACGCGAGTGCCAAGCCAAGAACCGTAAGTACGTGGCTAGGTCGACCTGAGTCATCGGAGAACCTTCGAATATGTGAGGACGATAAGTGATGATCTGCGTATAGGTGCGCTTCCCTTCAATTTTCGTCGTGGTGCCAAAAGCGTATTCCACCCGGAAATTCCACAGGTCTGCATACCTGTCAAAAGTATACACTCCATCTTTTGTGAAGTGCGTCCGAACTTTTTCCTGATCTAGCATCCCATTGGTAGCATACTTCTCCTTAACCGAGACAGTCACGATATTCTTACAGCGCCGTAAAACGGAAACTGGTTCGTTACTGTAGGTCGGGGCACAGAGGTCCTTCACATTGGTGGTGAGAACTACGGCCTTCGGTTCAATTTCAACCTTCCCTTTCAACTCTACCTCTGCCATATTGGCCTTAATGCGCATATTGTTGACAAACTCTATTACACGCTTGGTTGGGGCAGTTTGAGTAAACTTGGAATTGGTGTTGGCGATATCATCTATGTACACTCCGTTGATGTGACTACGATAGTTTGAATCATACTTATCCGACTCGCTGAGGGAGCAAACCCTCTCCTTATCGGCGTTGAAATCATTCGATCGTAAGACGATTTCCATGACCAACTGGCTGACAGAACTTTTACCGACACCAGATGCACCAAAAATTTCGGTACAATACGGCGCGATACGTAGGCCTCCAGTGGAACGAATCTGATTAAAAATAGCAGAAATCTTATTTAAGCGTTCAGCCTTATCCGACACTATTTTCTTCTCGTAAGGGTTCGTGCACGTGGCTTTTAGGGTCACGGCTTGGTCCTTCAAAGTATTCAATAGCAGCAGAAAATCATTTTCGTCGATGTTGGTATGTCTCGAGAGGTTTCCAGCTTGTACATACGTAATGTACTCCTCACATCGCAGCATGTCTTTCTCGAACCTCATGAGATCGAGATCAGAGTAGAACAGCGGTTTGATGGAGCCGGCTTGGAAACACTCATGCCCTGCTTCCACAAAATAGGTTATCGTCTCAAAAACTGCATCTATGAGCGATACTGCACTTGTATGCTTCGGGAGCATCTTAGGTGCAAACCAAGTGATTCCATTGGTGGTGAAATGCAATGTAGAAGCGTCGCAAATGCCAATAGTAACCAACAAACTCAACAGGTTGGAAACTTTGGCAAAACCCTCGCAATTTATAATGCCTCGCCAGTTAGTCTTGACATGGCGAAGCAACTTTACCCACGGTGGTGCCGGGGTATCGGTTGGTTCGCCTTCCATGTCCTCTGCTTGAGGACCAACATCAAGACCTAGATACTGGGGCGCAAACTGCATCACCTTAGTGACCATCTCATCGTTCGCATAATGTAAAAGAAACTGCGACAACGAGAGTAGACACCCTGAAGTGGTGGTCTGCTGCGAGAGAGATAGGAATAAAGTCACAATGCGAAGCATATCGGTTTTGAAATTGCTTGGCAATGCAACATCAGGTATTTCGATGCTGCCTAGAGTACTAACTTCGTCTAAGACATCACTCTGTGGATACCTGTCTTGGGTCCTTGGTTTCCTATCGTGGGACCTGTCGGTAGATTTCGCCTTTTGCGCTATCTTCCGAGCGTTCGCAAGCTGTTGCTTCTCCTTCTGCAGGAGCTTGGAACTCTTAGAACGGGCATAACTTTGCCTATTCCAGAATTTCTCAGATTGCGGCATCATACTGTAATCACGAACACGTGCAGGGGTACGGATGTACTGGTAAGCTTCCAGTTGTTCACGTAAAATCCCTGCTAGGATCTCGCGATACATGATTTCAGTATCATCCTCCTCCTCATCATCCGACAGGGGAGGGGTGAGGATGGGCGCCACTTGGGGGGGGGGATTTTGATCCGTCCGTAGACGGATCAGGAGCGTGAGAAAGTCATCATAGATGACAGTCAAACGACCCGAGGTCGCGCTGTACAACAGCGCTGAATATGGTACGATGCTATGTAGCAAAGTCCGGATCGTTTCAAAAATGCACGATCGGGGGGGGGAGGTACTCATATTTGGGACTACGATGCTCTCTGCGTTTTTCTATTGCTCTAAAGGCAAAATTAGGTCTTCGATTAAGTCAGCGGGAGTGTAGAGTTTCCGGAACTCATCGAATTGCAACCGTATCTCGAAAGACTTAAATGTGTTGTTCTGAGACTCACAAAGTAAACTACCCTCTTAAGGTAAGTCGTTACAGAGTTTATAATCTGGGAACAAGAACAAAAAAGTTAACGAGACCAAATGTCCGTTGATTACGGTCAATAGTTCTTATGCTTCTGCGCGAGCACTTGATCAGTATTTTACGGGTTTATAGCTATCCAAGCTTTCGGTTGGCACCTTTGCAGTGCCCAGGCCCTCTATGGTGTTGAGGATCTCGAGAGTTGTATATTTATAGTCTTGAACTCAAAGCAAGACAGCCAACTTAAAAATTTTTTATCATAGTTGGTAAAGATATGTGCACCTTTGCAGTGCACAGGCCCTTCATCTCTTGGAAGGGTCTCGAAGAATTTGGTTTAGTATCATAATTCTAGGAAACAGATATCTGATTTAAAAATTTAATGTCATAATCAGCAAAAGACACGTACGCCTTTGCAGCGTACAGGTCCGACAACTCTTGGTCGGATCTCGATGAATCTGGTTTTACGTCAAAATTCAAGGGAAAAGACGCGCGCACGAATGCGCGGCTGTTTAAAAACTTTTACATCATAACAGCGAAAAAGATGCCTCCATCTAGGGAGGGGGTGGTTGTTCAGGGTACAACCAAACCCAGTCTAAAGTATCGAACTGAAAACCTTCAATGGGAAAATAGCCCGGCGTC